GGCTAACATCGCCTACATAGCCAGAGTGTCTAACCCCAGTAACCAAGACAATCCTAACACTGAGAAACTGTTGCAGTACATGATTCGTAATCAGCACTGGTCACCATTTGAGATGGGCAACATCTGTATGGAGATTGAGACTACCAGAGACATCGCTAGGCAGATCCTGCGTCATCGTAGTTTCACCTTCCAAGAGTTTAGCCAGAGGTATGCTGTAGCAGGTCAGATGATTCTCTCTCAAACAAGGCTACAAGACCACACCAATAGACAGTCTAGTCTGCCTTGTGAAGATGTTACTCTGGACCTATGGTGGCATGATGAACAGGCTAGGATCATGGCTAACATTGCCTGTACTTATGAGAATGCAATCACTAAAGGCATCGCAAAGGAAGTTGCTCGTAAGATTCTTCCTGAAGGTATGACCATGTCTCGTATGTACATGAATGGAACCTTGCGTTCATGGATTCATTATGTTACACTACGCACTGACGCTGCCACTCAGAAAGAGCATCGAGAGGTGGCAGAGCAATGTAAGGAGATACTGGTTAGCCTATGTCCGACAATCTTCAAAGTATTGTAAGCCCCTGCAATGCTCAGTGTGAGCTAGATAACTCTATAGGAATGTGTAAATCATGCAAAAGAACACTAAACGAACTAAGCCAGTGGATGTACATGAACCAGGAGCAGCGAAAGCAGGTGATGAAATTAGCCAAGCAGCGGACCCTGCCAATCCAGTCTCCATCAGTGTAGCGTATAATAAGAATGGTATCGCTACCATGTATGTCTTGATGTCTGATGGTTCTATCATGTACAAAACGGATCTAGAAAATGATTGGAAAACAACATCGATTGGTGTTTTTGGACATAGAGACTAACACCAAGCATGACAAGATCTGGTGCTGTGTAACTAAGACGGACGGAGTAATAGAGTGTCATACCGAACCAACAAGCCTAAGAAAACTTTTAAAGAAGACAGACACAATTGTAGGACACAATGCTCAGGCCTTCGACATTTACCTATTGAACAAGTTGTGGGGGTTTCGGATCAAGCGTCAGCAGGTGTTGGACACTCTGATATTGAGCAGACTCTTGAATCCATCCAGAGACGGAGGCCACAGCCTAGCCGCTTTCGGAGCAAGGCTGAACTTCCTCAAGAATGACTTCACAGACTATGATGCTGGTTTGTCTGATGAAATGATCCAGTATTGTATCCGAGATGTTGAACTCTTAGAGAAAGTTTATTATGCACTTGAACATGAAAAACAAAGTCTTGGTTTCTCTGACCAGTCCATTGACTTGGAGCACAAGGTTGGTGCAATCATTAGCAGACAGGAGCGTAGAGGCTTTCGACTCGATGTGCCTTTCGCTATGGTCCTGGCTTCAACACTCAGAGATAAAGCAGGAGCCATTGAGAAAGACCTACAGTCAGTTTTCCCACCCATTGTTACCAAACGATATAGTGATAAGACAGGAAAGCAACTCAAAGACAATGTCGAGGTCTTCAACCCAGGCTCAAGGCAGCAAATCGCCAAAAGGCTCATCGAAAAAGGCTGGAAGCCCCAGAAGTTCACAGAGAAAGGCCAAGCGATAGTCGATGAGACTGTACTGTCTAAAGTAGCCATTCCAGAGGCTCAGAAGGTGGCAGAGTACTTGCTGTTACAGAAGAGAGTGGCGCAGGTATCATCATGGCTAGAGGCTGTCAGTGACGATGGTAGGGTGCATGGTAGGGTGATTACTAACGGTGCAGTAACAGGCAGGATGACACACCACAGTCCTAACATGGCACAAGTACCATCATCATCTAGTCCTTATGGGGAAGAGTGTCGTTCCTGCTGGACTGTTGATGAAGGCTACAAGCTGGTAGGTATCGATGCTAGTGGATTAGAGTTGCGTATGTTGGCTCATTACATGAAGGATGAGGATTATGTTAGAGAAGTCTGTGAGGGTGATATTCACACCAAAAACCAGAATGCCGCTGGCCTTCCGACAAGACCGCAAGCGAAAACATTTATCTACGCTTTTCTCTACGGGGCAGGTGCTGCCAAAATCGGGAGCATTGTGGATGGTGGTGCAAAGGAAGGTCAACGGCTCATCGATTCATTCCTTAATAACACTCCGTCACTCAAAAGCCTTAGAGCAAAAATTGAAAGGATGGCAGAGAAGGGCTACTTATCAGGATTGGATGGGAGGCAATTACAAGTTCGTTCCGCACACTCAGCACTTAACACACTCCTACAGGGTGCTGGTGCAATTGTAATGAAACAAGCATTGGTTATACTGGATGAGTCAATTAAGAATCACTACATCGATGCACACTTTGTTGCTAATGTGCATGATGAGTGGCAGATTGAGGTAGCAGAAGAGGATGCAGAATTGGTGGGGAAGTTAGGAGTACAAGCAATAAAAAAGGCTGGTGAGGTATTGGAGTTACGGTGCCCCTTGACAGGGGAGTTTAGAGTAGGTAACAACTGGAAGGAAACGCATTGAAAATAGATCCAGAACAAATGAAGTATGGTCTTTTTATTTGGGAAGACCATGATGAGAACCTTCATGTAGGTATGACAGAAAACATTGAAGATGATGTAATTTCTATCATCAGCCTCTTGACAGATGCAATCAATTCAATTACCATCGATTTTCAGAAGCACTTAGCTCACTAACCAAGAAAGGAAAGACAATGAGCGAATTAGCAAAACCAGTGAAGGTACGAGCAGAAGTACAATGGTGCTTTCACAACAAACCTAGCGAGATGTCAGGTAAGTATCAGGTAGACCTGTGTAACCTCTCACAAGCCGCTGTAAAGGCAATTGAGAGCCTTGGGTTATCTGTACGCAAGCGAGATGATAAGCCAGAGAAGGGTTGGTTCATCACTGCTAAGTCTGCACAACCAATTCGGATCTATGACGCTAATGGCAATGACTTGAACAATGTCAACATTGGTAATGGATCGAAGGCTGTTGTTGTTCTTTCATCCTATGATTGGACTTGGAAGAACAAGACAGGGCGCTCAGCAAGCATTAAGAAGATGATTGTTGAGGAACTTCATGCCTTTGAAGCAGAAGGCGATGAAGAAGATGATGACATTCTCTAAGGAGCTATCTATGTACTATGTAAAGAAAGACAATCGTAAACTCACTTCTAAACTCTTTAAGACAGGGTTCAGCACCTATGAAGAGGCTCGTAATGCTGCTCGTCGTTACCTGCGTAGCCTTGGGCTTTCTCGCCAATTTACTAGTAACAATGTTGCTATCGTAAAGGCGTAAGATGCTTGCCCTTGTAGACGCTGATAGCATTGCCTATAGAATTGCCTTTGGTTGCCAAGATGAGCCAGAGGCTTTGGCTATCAGGCAGATATCAGAGTACCTAGAGGATCTTGTCTTTACTTATGCCAATGCGGATGACTGTGAAGGTTACCTTACTGGTAAGCGTAACTACCGCTACGACATAGCAAAGACAGTTCCTTACAAGGGCAACAGGACAGCAGAGAAGCCTAAGCACCTTGGTATACTGCGAGAGTATATGATTGATGCTTGGGCATTCTCTGTGCAGGAGGAACAAGAAGCAGATGATGCAGTCTCTATCAGAGCCTATGAACTAGGTGAAGAGGACTATATCATCTGTTCCTTGGACAAAGATCTTAATAATGTAAGAGGCTGGCATTACAACTTTAACACCAATCAGAGATACTATGTCTCTGAGGAAGAAGCAATCAAGAACTTCTACACTCAGTTGCTTACAGGAGACACTGTAGACAACATACCAGGACTGAAAGGTATTGGTCCTAAGAAGGCAGAGAAGATTCTGAAAGACTGTAAGACAGAGCAGGAACTATACAAGGCTGTCCTAGAGGCTTACAAAGGCGATACAGCCTTTCTAACAGAGCAAGGACAGTTACTATGGCTCAGACGAGAAAGGGATCAATTGTGGCAGCCACCATCACTATAGTTCATTGGAAGGATGCTGTTGCTGATGCAGGATGGGAGATAGATACAATACCTAACACCCATGACTGTATCACTGCTGGATTCTTGGTTTCTGAAAATGATGAAGCAATGGTATTAGCGAGTACTGTCAGTGGTACTTCTACTAATGCTAGAATGCACATACCTAAAGCATGGATTCTACACCGAGAGGAGATCAGTATTGAAAACCAGCAGCGCAAAAGCAAAAGGCCGAAGCCTCCAGCAGTGGACAAGAGACACAATAATAAAGGAGTTCAGCCTTGAGCCAGACGATGTCAGGTCAGTTAGTATGGGGGTGTCGGGGGAAGACCTGCTATTTAGTCCATCGGCAGGACGGCTCCTCGGAATTAGTGTGGAATGTAAGTCAAGAGACAAAGTTGCCATCTACGGATGGTATGACCAAGCCATTGAAAACACTCCACAAGACAGAGAGCCTGTGGTCGTCCTTAAAGCAAATAGACGAAGCCCTCTGGTAGCAGTGGACGCAGAGTTTTTCTTTTCTATTCTAAGACAAGCAAGGGGTTGGAATGGTAAGAGTTAGTGGTGTTCCTTATGAAGTTAACCTACCTATGGAGAAACAAATGAACTTTGTACACAATTATACTTTTTCGTATTCATATGATGATGGTTCAGAGGCTATTGATGGGTATCCCATTAAGAAGTCTATACTGACTTCAGTCACTATTAACGATGCTGAGACATGGGATGTACCATTGGCAGAGTTTGTGGACTTCCTTAGCCAGATATATGGCTATGACATCTCAGACAAGATCACCATCTCTTCGCTATTTCCTTCTAACAAGTTTAAGTCTGAGTCTCCTAGTCCTGAACCAACAGAAATGCTAGACGATGACGAAGAAGCCGTTTAGTCCTGGCTTATTCAAGGAGAACGATAACCTAGCCAGAGCAGCAGGTAAGAAGTACTGGTCTAAGTTAGGCTATGAGGTCTGGGACAATCCTGATCGGTATGGTCCTGATCTCATAGTCAATAATGAGTTCTACTGTGAGACAGAGATTAAGAGAGTATGGAAAGGACCAGAGTTTCCTTATGATACTCTTCAGATTGCTGGTAGGAAACAAAAGTTTCTAGATTCAGAGTTGCCTTGTGTATTTATGGTTTGCAATGATGAGCAAACTCATGCTATAATAGCGACTGAAGATGAAGTTAGAAACTCTCCGCTGGTGGAGGTACCTAATCGGTATGTCCATAAGGGAGAGTATTTTTATCAAGTTCCTGTGACAAAGGTGGTACAGATATGAGAAACAAACAGATTGGAGGTGACCATTATCAATCTAACATCCAGCCTTGGGATGTCTTTCTAGACTGGCAGTTAGATCCTTGGTTGTGTAATGTGATTAAGTATGTACAACGGCATCATAAAAAAGGAGGCTTAGATGATCTGAAGAAGGCACATCATTACCTAGAGTATGCGATTGAAAACTACGACACCATTAAAGAGAGATTTTATCGGGAGTAACTATGCCACTCACTTTGCGAGATGTAATGAGTAAACTTACTCAATTTGATGAGATAACTGTGTTAGAGATTTTAGACATCTCAGCAGAGGAGCTAGTCGAAAGATTTATCGATAAGATCGAAGAACGATACGAAGAATTGGAGAAGGAACTAAATGACTAACAAACTAGATAACTACCAAACCTACATCGCCAAGAGCCGCTATTCTCGGTATCTGCCTGATGTAAAGCGTCGAGAACATTGGGAAGAGACTGTGCAGCGTTACTTTGAGTTCATGCAGTCACATCTTAGCCTAGAGCATGGCTATATCCTCCCTGCTGACCTCCGTAGTGAACTACAATCAGCAGTACTCAACCTAGAAGTTATGCCTTCTATGCGCTCTATTATGACCGCTGGTAAGGCTCTAGAGCGAGACAACACTGCTGGCTACAACTGTAGCTATATGCCTATTGATGACCCCAAAGCCTTTGATGAGGCTATGTATATCCTGCTCTGCGGCACAGGTGTGGGATTCTCTGTGGAGCAAAAGTATGTTAACCAATTACCTGAAGTCCCTGACCAGTTATTCAATAGTGAAACTACTATCATGGTTGCCGATAGCAAAGAAGGATGGGCTAAAGCTCTACGGCAACTTATCGCTCTACTCTATTCTGGCGAAGTGCCAAAATGGGATCTATCGAAGGTACGCCCTTCAGGTACTCGGCTCAAGACCTTCGGTGGTCGAGCCTCTGGACCAGGACCACTTGAGGAACTATTTAAGTTCACAGTTCACAAGTTTCGGGGAGCCGTTGGTCGTCGTCTATCATCGCTGGAGTGCCATGATATTCTCTGCAAGATCGGGGAAGTTGTTGTGGTTGGAGGCGTTAGACGCTCTGCAATGATCTCTTTGTCTGACCTTGAGGATGACAAGATGCGTCATGCTAAGGCAGGAGCATGGTGGGAGCAGCAAGGCCAACGAGCACTAGCCAATAACTCAGCCACTTACACCCAAAAACCTGATATTGGTCAGTTCTTGGATGAGTGGACCAGCCTGTACCATAGTCACTCTGGTGAGCGAGGCATCTTTAGTCGAGATGCTTCACAGCGACAGGCAGCAAAGAATGGTCGTAGAGACTCTACATACGAGTTTGGTACGAATCCTTGCTCTGAGATTATCCTTCGTCCTTACCAGTTCTGTAACCTTTGTGATATCGTTGTACGAAGTGACGATACCTTTGAGGATATTGCTCGTAAAGTCCGTATTGCAACAATTATGGGTACTTTTCAAGCCACTCTTACACACTTTCCATACCTTAGAAAAGTATGGCGTAAGCATACCGAAGAAGAAAGGCTTCTTGGTGTTTCTTTGACAGGGATTCTAGACAACGAGTGGATGAGCACTGTAAATGAAGACACCCAATCAAAACTAGATTCTTTGCGGTTACTTGCTGTTGAAGTTAACAAGCAGTTTGCAGCCGCTGTTGGTATTCCTCAGTCAGTGGCAATTACTTGTGTCAAACCTAGCGGTACGGTTTCTCAGTTAGTTGACTGTGCTTCTGGTATTCATACTCGCCATAGTCCTTACTATATTCGACGAGTGCGGGGAGACAAGAAAGATCCTTTGACTAACTTCTTGATTGAAGCAGGAGTACCAGCAGAGCCTTGTGTGATGAAGCCTGAAAGCACTGTTGTATTTTCATTTCCTAAGAAAGCACCAGAAGGAGCTAAAACAAGGGAAGATCTTACGGCTACAGAGCACTTGGATTTATGGCTCATGTATCAGCGCCACTGGTGTGAACACAAACCGTCTGTGACCATCTCCGTCAAAGAACATGAGTGGATGGATGTCGGAGCCTGGGTGTGGAAAAACTTCGATGAGATTTCTGGCGTTAGTTTCCTACCCCATGACGGAGGAAGTTATAGGCAGGCTCCTTATGAAGAGTGCTCAAAAGCAGATTATGAAGCTCTGTTGGCTAAGATGCCTCAAGACATCAATTGGAATTCTTTAGTTGAGAATGAAGATAATGTTGAAGGAGCTCAGATGCTGAGTTGTACAGCAGGTCAGTGCGAAATCTGATGTTTACCATCACAATGAACTTCATCACTGGGATGATGGTGGGTATCGAGTATGTCTTCGATGATGAAGATGAAATCCACCATCTAGCACTTGACTTATTTATAGTGAGATTTTTGTTCTCTTGGTGTTAGTCCTTTAGCCTCCCTTCGGGGAGGTTTTTTTATATAGAGAATAC